TGCTTTCAAAGTGTTAGAAGATGCCGCTATTGTTACAGTATTTGGATTTGGTTGTGGAGAATCGCTCCAACCAGATTCTGTTGTAGGATTTGCTTCACCCTTAGGGTGGTGCAACGCTCCAACACGTGACGGTGATTGCACCGCGCCTGTATTGGACGTCAATGGTAAAATAGTAGGTTTTTGGACCCATGGTAATGGAAGAGACTTTGGTAGATTTGAAAGAATTACTCCAGAGTTTATAGAACAAACAAAAGATAACAAGGATGTTGTCTTCCATTCTGGACTGCTTTTTCGGTCCAGCCCCCCCTCCCCAGTGAACTTGTAGGGGCCGATCCATTTTGGAATCGGTATCCTTCTCAGTACTTGGAGAAGGATGGGGCGCAAGTCTTTGGAGAAGATGCGTATGTAAGTGAAGAACATGAGAAATGGCTCTCAGATGACTACTTTCCGATAGTATGTCAAATTAGAAGAAATCCTCGTTATGTCAATAAAAGGATTATGGACCCACAATTGAAATGTTTTGTGGATGAAAATAATATAGAAATACCCCCTGAGTGGGGAATCCCTGTACCAAATCCTTCAGCCTCGTATAAATCATTAGCCAAATATGGAAAGAATATCCCACCGATGTCAGTAGACATGGTGGTTGCTATGAATATGGCTTGGGATTTTACAACCCGCCAATTCGGTTTATACATGCAAAATTCACGGGTCATTGACTATGATGAAGCTAAAGAACATTTAGATATGTCTACTTCTAGTGGTGCCCCTTTTAACCAATATTATAAAACAAAAAGAGAATTATTCGATAATGATGAAAATATTGATGATTGGTTAAAGAAAGATTGGGAGTTAATGGCAGAAGATCCAAACTGGACCTGTCTTTTTACTAACTCTCTCAAAGAAGAACTGAGAACAGCAGAGAAAATGAACGAGAATTCGATTCGTACTTTTCTCTCTGGTGGTGTTGATGCAGTAGTGCATGGCACCAGGTTATTTGTAGATATGAATGAGAAATTTTACGATTCTCATCTATTGAGTAGTTCGGCAGTAGGAATGAGTCCATACAAAGGAAATTGGGACCGCCTATACCAAAAACTTTTATCTTTTGAAAAAGGTTATGCTCTAGATGAGTCACAATATGACTCTTCACTTAGAAAATATCTAATGTGGGGATGTGGAAAATTCAGATGGGAAATGTTAGCCCAAGAATTTCAAACCCCAGAGAATTTAAG